AATAACTGACTAATCGGTTTAGCCGTTCCTACATTGCCAAACTTCCAACCATCACTTACTATATATTCTCCGCTTGCATTTAGCACTCTTAATGCGCCAGTCGTAGTCGCAGAAGGCCCATCTCCTAAATAGGTATCAACATCATAACTCACACTTGACTTATCGTCATTATCGTTACCAAATTCCTTTATATCTGCCTGACCTTGCAGTGTGCCATCCGGAATAAATTCTAAATAATTATTAGTCAAATAATATTCAATCGTGTAATCTGCTTTTATATCTGTGCCTGCCTCATCCCTTACCTCTTTCAATCGCATCTCCCAAATATATTCTCCTGTCTCTGGTATTGCTAAAGTATCAAATGAAATAGTTTTATTTATAATTTCTGTACCATCTTGTGTAATTACATCTGTGTTAAATTCCCATTCATAAAAAGATGATTCCCAAGTTGCAGCAGTTAGTTGAAAATTAAAACCATTTGTAAAAGTTATATTTCTCTTTAAGTATTTATTTTCCTTTTTTACTTGCAATCCTGTTATCGTTGCAGTAACTTTTGGAGTTGATACAGAATCTAAAATAAACTTTTGTGTAGATGTAGTAAATATTTTATATTCATAATCTCCAGATGATGTTATTGTTTTAGTAACTCCACCTAAACGCAAACGTAATTCTCCACTCGTTAAATCTACTTTTATTTTAACGTAGTAATATTTACCACTAACAATGTTTTCCGGATTATACTGCGCAGTGCCACTTGCTGCAGAGGCAAACAATGTGCCGCTTAATTCTGTCCAACCGCTACCAAATGTCCAGTCACTCGGATTAAATGTTTGTAATGGTATAGCATCAATAATAGATGCAACCTTTACGGCATAGACAAACATATGCGGAACAAAGCCAGGTCCTGCAGTGCTAAGTGAACGCTGATATAAAATTCCTGTGTATGATAACTTTGCCTCTGGACTTGTTGCGTCTAAGGTGCCTGTTAGAACCGTTGCGCCATCATTATTTGTTTGATAATTATATACAATGCCTGCCATTAAATTACGCTTGGCATTGTGATTGTATCTTAGTATAGTATTTTTTAAAGCTGAATAATATGACCATCTGCCACCAGATAATCTTAATAATTTACTTGTACTTAAATCGCTTTGTAAATTTAATAAAGTAAAATCATCTGTAAATGTTCCACTTACTTGATTGCCTAATGCTTTATACTTAAAGTATCTGTGTGTTTTTGGAGAATTATTATATTCATTGACTTGAATAAACCAGTATTGTGATCCGCTAAATATTAACCTTGCACCTAATGCTTGGCAAATAATATTAAGCACATCATAGCAACTTTTATAAATGTAATTACCTTTTGTATCTGTATGGTAAAATGCTCTGTGTTGTATTGCAGTCCTTAAAGCAAAATCATTATTAGCAGAATAAGTTATACTATCCTCATGCCAGTTAAATATCGTATGTAAAACTGGCAAATCATTTGCCACAAGTTCACTCTGTACAAAATCTAACTGATTAAGACAGTTCAAAATATGTTGTACCACTGTATCTTGACCAAGATAAGGCCCTACTTCACTTTTGTATAATAATGTCTTTAACCATCCAATACCATCAATCGCCTGGATGCTTGCAACAAAACCAAGTTCAACCGGTACATCTTCAAACTCAATTAAATCTGTAACGATATAACCATACCAATTATAAGCAATGGTTGTGTTATCTGCTTTGTATGCGCTTACTTGAATGGTAAATCTACCTTCAACCGCCAGTCCTATATCAGTCATTAATGTTTGTAATGCCTGACTATTTATAAGTAATTGTAATGTAAATTTTGAGCCAATAATAGGAGTAAACCTTTCCTCTCCTTGTTTACTTTGTGAATCATATTGCAATGCAATATTTGTCGTATCAAAAGTACCGACTGAGCCAGAGAAATTAGCATCTTTTATAGAAACAATTATCTTTCTTTTCTTTTCGTTATATACAGTCGTTTGATACCTTACCGCCATTATTGTACTCTATTTAAAGTCTTTTGTGATCGGTTTAACAATATAATCAAATCGTTTCCGCTTATCCTTGTTTCCAATACTCCACTACCTCCTCCCATGTCACCAAGCATTGACTTTAACTTTGACAAAGGAGCAATAACTTCTGGATCAACACGAGCATTTCTATTATCTCCAACTAATGCCATTGTCGGTCCTGTTGCCAAGCCGCCTTCTGCAAGTGCAGGCATTTTACTTTTAACTAAACTTGACAAAGCTACAAGGGCAATGCCACCTGCAATAGCAACCGCAGGATTAATTGGAGGCTTTAATGCTAATTTAATACCAGCAGCAGTTATACCTGTTTGTATAGCTAACTTTCCAAACTGTGCTAAAGCATCAGCCATTGGAGTAATTAAAGCTTTAATACTAAATCCTGCACCAGATAAAGCATTGCCTAACTGCTCGCCAAAGCCAATGGCTAAATCGTTTAATGTGCTATCAACTATTGTTTTTAAACCTTCATTTAATCTTGCAAAAGCATCAGCTAAAACATTAACTCTTTCTTCTAATTTAAAAGACGCAGCTTCTGCCTCTGAAAAAGGAGTAGCCATATCTGGAGGATTAGCCTTTAATCTTTCTCCAAAAGCTAAAACATCATTTAAAGAGTTTTTCATTGAAAGCAAAGTCAATTCACCTTCTTTTAAACCTAATTTTTCATTTATTTTAGGTGCAACTTCAGTAAGTACAAACTTGTCTAATTCTTCTTTAGCTTTTGCAATTTCTGTTAATGTTTTAAATTGGTCAAACTTAAATAAACTTTTATCTAATTCAGCTTTCTTATTATTGGTGGTTGTAGATTGTGTTTTAAGTTGAGCTTCTAATGCTTTAATTTTAGCATTTAATGCTGCAACTTCTGGAGATACAGTTGTTGTCTTTTTTATATCATCTCCCCAACTACCACCTGCTCCGCTCGGTTTACCAGCAGAACCACCACCAAAACCCATATTAATTTTTGGTTCAACTTTCTGTTTGTTTATAAGTTTTAAAGTTTCTAATAAACCTACAGCTCCATCGTAAACAAAATTTATAAATTTTAAAACCGCATTTATTTGAGAAAGAACGACCTCAAAAGTAAATACTGCTATTTTTCCAAATACAAATAATAGTAAATCAAATAACGGTTGTAGTTTAGAAAGCAATTCTAATGTTTTACTAAACGCTTTTTTAATTCTGTCAAAAGATTCTGACAATAATTTTCCTGTTTTTGATAAACTTTTTTGACCTTCATCAGTAGTTGCGTAATATGCAACAAGCGCACCTATCGCAGCAACAAGTAAAAATGTACCGCCAGATAAAATAGTAAATGTTCCTATTAATATTTTTGTTAAGCCAATTATACTTGAAATAGATGTTGCAAATTGACCAATGATTAATATTACAGGCCCTATGGCTGCAACAATTAATCCAAATTTTACTATATTCTCCTGTTGTTGCGGTGTTAAAGCTTTAAATTTATCCACTAACATTTGTATCTTTTCAGATACTTTTATAAATACTTCTTCTAATCTTAATGACTCATTAATAGTTTTACCAAGTTCAGCTAACGATGCCGTTACATTGTCTTTTAAATTATCAAAGGCATTTCCAAGACCTCCCTTTGCTCTTTCTAAAGTAGATAAAGCCTCTACAGTTTGCTTAGAAAAATTTACAGCAGATATTCCTGTTGCATTTATTCCTTCTGCCGTAGATGCTCCAAATGTTTCTTGTAATAATGTAGTAAAGCCTGGTAATCTTTCAGCAATTTGATTAAGTGATTCTTGTGTTATTTTACCAGTAGATTGTATTTTAGAAAAAGCAAAGATTAATTCATCAAAAACTACTGCTCCTTTGCCTGCTCTGGCAGTAGCGTTTCCAAACTGTGTAATAGTTTCTCTGGCTGCGTCTGCACTTAAACCTACCGCTTGTAATGTAGATGATGCTTGAACAACTTGCGGTAATGCAAGACCAGGATTCTCTGCAGTTTTTCTTAATTTTTGTAATTCTACTTCAGCTGCCTTACTACTTCCCATAATGGCAGTTAATCCTAATTCTAACCTCTCCATGTCGGCAAAGGATTTTAATGCTGCTCCTCCAAGTGCAATAATAGGCAAGGTAAGTGACTCTGATAATGTAGTACCTACATTTTGCATCTTACTGCCAAACCTTGACATACTACGCTCAACCTTGCCAAGTTCTTTTTCAAGATTACTTACATCAATGCCAAGTTTTAAATTCAGTTTACCTAATGCCATTATCTACTCTTTATCCCATTTGTCAAAAATTGACTTGTCAACTTCTGTCAAACTTCTTTTAGTTGGTTTTGAATTATCATTCTCCCAAGGAAATTCAATCAAATCTTTAGGCTTAATTGATTTGCCTTTTGCCGTATGAACATTTAATAAAAGTGTTGTTTGCCACCTGGCTCTTTCCCACTCAAATTG